ACTACGGGTTGCGAGCAGCGGGGGGCTGGGAGATATTAAACTTTCCAGAGTCAAGTAAGATGTACATTAGAACCATTCTAAAGAACGGTGATGATCTAATGAAACCTGCGAGAATAAAATTATCTACGATACATAGTGTAAAAGGTGAGGAATGTGATAACGTTGTTTTGTTTACTGATTTAGAAAGAATCATATATGACTCAGCACAAAAAGATGCAGACCCAGAACACCGTACATTCTTTGTAGGTATAACAAGAGCAAAAGAAAAACTGTTCATAACCAATCAAGATTATGAATATCAATATAACATAGGAGCACCAATAATATGACAGATGTAAAAATGTTTAAAGAACTTATGGCTGAGGATAAGCCACAAAATATCCAGGTAGGAGGAAGTCACTACATGTATTTTGACATTCAGCCGTACGAATTTATTTCAAAAAATAATCTTTCGTTTTTTCAAGGTTGTGTTGTGAAGTACGTTTGTAGATACATGCACAAAAACGGAATAGAAGATCTAGATAAGATAATTCACTATTGCGAATTGGAGAAAAAGAAGTTAAAAGATAAGAAAAGGAAAAAGAAATAATGTTTGCAGTACAAACTGAATGGGATTGTCCAGAAGACTTTCCAAATTTATCAGACGCAAAATTTATAGCGATCGACTTAGAAACAAAAGATCCTGATCTTAAAGCAAAAGGATCTGGTGCCATACAAGGTCATGGTGAGATTGTAGGTATTGCTGTAGCTGTAGATGGTTGGTCAGGTTATTATCCGATTGCACACGAAGGTGGTGGTAATATGGATAGAAGAATTGTTTTAGAATGGTTCAAGAAAGTTTGTGCAACAGATGCTGTAAAAATATTTCACAATGCAATGTACGATGTATGTTGGATTAAATCATACGGCATACCTATCAATGGTCACATTATAGATACAATGGTTATGGCCTCACTGATTGATGAGAATAGATTATGGTATTCACTAAACAGTGTATCATTTGATTATCTTGGTGAAGTAAAGAATGAGAAAGCTTTGAAAGAAGCTGCAGAGTCTTGGGGTATAGATCCTAAGAAAGAAATGTATAAACTACCTGCAATGTATGTAGGTTCTTATGCAGAGAAAGATGCAGAACTAACATTAGAATTATTCAAAGTATTATCTAGAGAAATTACAAAACAAAACTTAACAAACATATTTGATTTAGAAACACAGTTGTTTCCATGTTTAATTGATATGAAGTTTAAAGGGGTGTGCGTTGATGTCGACAAAGCTCATACAATGAAACAACAATTATGTAAACAAGAAGAGCAATTAATGTACCAAGTAAAAGCAGAAACAGGTATAGATGTCCAAATATGGGCAGCAAGATCGATTGCCAAAGCTTTTGATAAGCTTTCTTTAGATTATAGTACCACTGAGAAAACAGGTGCGCCTTCATTTACAAAAAACTTCCTTTCCAATCATCAACATCCGATGGTTAAGAACATAGCAAAAGCTAGAGAAATAAACAAGGCACATACAACCTTCATAGATACGATACTAAAACACCAACATAAAGGTAGAATACACGCAGATATTAACCCTATAAGATCAGATCAAGGTGGCACAGTTACAGGACGATTCAGTTATTCTAATCCAAACTTACAACAAATACCTGCAAGAAATAAAGAACTAGGACCAATGATTAGATCTTTATTTATTCCAGAGAAAGATCACAAGTGGGGTTGTTTTGATTACAGTCAACAAGAGCCAAGATTAGTTGTGCACTACGCAGCAACAACAGAGCCTATCTGTTTTGATAATTCAGTTGGAAACATAGTAGATAAATTTAAAGACAACTCTGTAGATTTCCACCAGACCGTAGCTGATATGGCCAACATATCTAGAACACAAGCCAAGACGATCAATTTGGGTCTTTTCTATGGTATGGGTAAAGCAAAGTTACAAGCTGAATTAGGTTTAAACACAAAACAAGAAGCAGAAGATTTATTTAATCAGTATCATCAGAATGTACCTTTCGTTAGAGATCTTATGAATTACACATCTAAGACAGCTCAGACATCAGGATCTATTGGTACACTACTAGGACGTAGATGTAGATTTAATAAATGGGAACCAAATCAATTTGGTATGCACAAACCTATGGACTTTGAAGAAGCAGAAAGAACTTATGGTAGAGGTAGAATCAGAAGAGCATTTACATACAAAGCTTTAAATAAATTAATACAAGGTTCTGCAGCGGACATGACAAAAAAAGCGATGGTAGATTTATATAACGAAGGCATTGTGCCACACATACAAATTCATGATGAGTTAGATATTTCTATACAGTCAGAAGAGCAGTCTAATAAAATCATTGAAATTATGGAAAATGCTGTTAATTTGGAAGTCCCTAACAAAGTTGACTATGAGTCGGGTTTGACTTGGGGAGATATTAATGGATAATTATGGCTTATTTAAATGCAAACATACCAGCAACCTACGCTCAAATAAGAAGGGAATATTTATATGATTGTAAAAAACATCATGGAGAAGTTGAAGACTGTATTATCTTCGGCCTGTCAGCTATCACTGGGCGTGCTATACTCTTTCACTGTATTATGGAGAGTGGTGCAGTATTTTATCGCTTACCTATTAGCGCGTTTATTCAACGGGGTTTTAAGGCAACAGAAGTTCCACGAAGACGACTTGATGAGCTTCAGCTTTGGAATTCTTTCAGTTACTATCCTGCTGTTCATTCTTGGGATATCTTAGACGGACAATCCGGTAAATACATTGGTAAAGACAAAAAATGGCACAGTGGTGCTTACTTATTTACTGTTGATTTTGCACACCCAGAGAGTAATATATTAGATACCGATCATTCGGAAATACCGCACGAACATAAGTGCGCTCACATACTTGCTTTAGACGATGGTAATTATGCAGCACAACCTAACAATAGACTAATTTGGGACATACCATCTTTTACAGTTAAAGATGAGATTCCAGATTGGAAGGTACAAACGAATGAGTGGAATGTAGAAGATAGTAGGAAGTGGCAAACAGAAGACACAGACAACTTCTTTTACGAAATTGAGGAGAAAAAAAATGATTGAAAAATGTAAAAACATTTGTTGCAAAGTGTGGGAAAAAGTAAAAGCCCTATGGAACAAATGGGTTAATTGGATTTTTAAAGGCTTTTATAAGTAGTTTATGGCCTTAAAAATTTCTGAGTCAGCAGCAGTACAGATGCCGATGAAGACGGTCGCTAGTTTGATCGTCCTCGTCGCAATGGGCGTCTTCGCTTATACCGAGCTGACCTCGAGATTAGTATCGTTAGAGACATCACGTGAGTTGTTTGAAAATGATTTGCTTAAAAAAAGTGAACAGGTCCCGGTAGACCAAGAACAGCTATTTTTATTAGAAGATCTTTATAAGTCGGTAGAGAAGATAGAAACAAGAATTGAAGACATGATGCACAACAAAGTTAATATACAGTTTTTACAAAAACAAACTGAAAAGTTATTAGTTGATGTAGAACAATTAAAAGATAAAGTTAGAAAAAACGGGAACGGTCACTAATGGTAGCAGAAATTGTAGCTCTTCTAATGTTTGTAGGACCAGATATCAAAGAACACAGAATACAAATTGATCCAAAAACAGGGAAGTCTTCTATGTCAATATGTTTGAAGCACAAACGTGAGGCAACAAGAATCCCAAAAGAAAATATAGAATATAAATGTATTAGATCTAAGGCACAATTAGAGACAAATATAGATGGATCTAAGTCTATTAAAGCTTTAATATTAGAGTAATGGAACCTTTTTTACCTTTAAATACTATAGTAGCATCCATTGCAGTATGTGTAATAATATACTACAGTCTTAAACAATAAATCATGAAATTAACGGCGAACATAACTTTAGACGAGCTTTGCAAATCACAAGTTGCTGAACGTAAGGGTATTAATAACAATCCTAATCCACAGCAAATAGAAAATATAAAAGCACTAGCAGTAAATGTGCTTCAACCAATACGTTCTCATTTTGACAAACCATTAATTATATCCTCAGGATTTAGATGCGCAGAATTATGTATTGCAATCGGTAGCAGTGTTAATAGTCAACATGTTGCAGATGATGGAGCAGCTGCAGCAGACTTTGAAATACCAGGTGTAGATAATTTAGAATTAGCTATTTGGATTAAAAATAACCTGGACATAGATCAAGGGATTCTTGAGTTCTACCGTGAAGGAGAACCTACAAGCGGATGGATACATTGTAGTTATGCTAAAGAAGGCAATAGAAACCAATGGCTTAAAGCTAGAAGAGAAGACGGATCAGTTAAATATTTACCATGGACGGGATGAAAACAATAAAAATTGGATACATTGATACAGTGCACGGTGAATGCCCACACTGTAAAGAAGATACTTTATTAGTAGCTATCGTTACAGATTTTTACAAATGCACAATGTGTGGTGAAGAGACTAGACAATATGTAAATGGATCTATTAAGTATTTAAAACTTGATGATAGAGACAGAGAATTTATTCAAAAAGAAAAAGAAATAGACGAGAAAGATGGCTAAAAAGAAACCTATGTTTGGGGTAAGTAATTACCACAAGCGAACACCTAAAAAAAGACCAGGAAGAATAAGAAAGAAGTATGGACCAGGTGTAAAGCGTCCTAAGAAGTACAAGGGCCAGGGGCGTTAGTGAAACCCATAATGATCACCCTGATGTATCTTACATTCGGGGGCGATATAAAATTAGATAGTTTTGAGGTACAAGATAGCTGTCATACGTGGTGGAAAAATAATGTTGTAAAAACAGAGAAACGAAAAAAAACTTTTATGTCTAATCATTACTACTACATGTATAATAAAAAGAGAGTTATTGGCTATATGTGCGATGGTAATGGTGGAGTCTAAGCTTCATTAGAAGCTCTACAACCATAGGTTATATATAGTTTATTATTATTTATTAAATCTTCACCAATGGCATCCATTAAAACTAATGTTTCAACTGTGCCAGCTCTTGCACATTCAAACCAAGTATCATGGTAGCTTACTTCTCTCTCAGGTAAACAAGTTCCATCTAAGACAGAACACACCTTCATCACTAATAAAAAATTAATCATTGACCTCTTGTATATTTTGAGTTAATGTCCTATATAAATAGGAAAAAATATAATAACAGAAAGGTTATATAAGATGACTGACTTTAGCAAGTACAAAAACATTACTGTCGACAAAGAAACATACTCGACAATAACAAAGTTACAAACTAAAATTGCGCCTGACGTAAAACTTAGTCGTAGTCAAGTAGTAAAAACATTAGTAAATGAGAAAGCGAGAAAATTAAATGGCAGACTTAGCAAATAGCGGTGTATTTTTAGAACGAAAATTAACACCAGAAGAAAAGTTATGGAAAGCTGTTTTATCGCAGGGAATATATGAAGCATGCTCTAAGAAATATAATGCTTTGCCTTTAACATACGGAGAAATGAGATCAGCATTAGAATGGATGGACATTGCTAACGGTGATTTTTGCTCTGTATGTCAAATGGCAGGATACGATCCAAGATATATTTTGCGAAAAGCAAAAAACAAAATAAACAAATGGATTCCAAATGGTGCGTAAAATTTGTGATAGATGTATGGGTAATGGATATCGAAGGATATGGAAAGACCAAACAGAAAGTGAGAAAATTACAATTCAATGTGCTAAATGTGAATCGGCAGGAGAAATAGATGAAGAACCTAGTTATGATTATAGTGGTGTTGACATTAACAAGTTGCAGTAAAACTATGGATCCAGGTGATTTACTAGATCCAACAGGAACAGTAATAAAACAAATACTTACAGGAGGTAAGAAAAAGTGACAGACGAACTATACGAAGCTACAAAGAAAGAAGTTATGAGTGAACATGAAGAGTATGTAAACGCAGATGTGCCGATAGAAATATGGATAGAGAGAAATAAATATTTACACCAGCATATCGACATGTTAACAGAGGAACTTATTAAAGTGAGACTTGATAATAAAAAACTAAGTAAACAAATAGAAGACCAAATAAAACAGTTTAGGAATACTGGCGGTTTATGACATTGAAGAAATGGATAGTAAGATTAAGAATGTGGTACGCAGACCTACGCGGCCATCACGGTAAACGTTGGAACTATGAACCAGGAGAATGGTATATGGGCCGACACAAACGGAGAAAGAAATGAAAAGAAAAGACGCATTAGCATTTAGAATTAAATGTATAGCTAAGAAATGTAGAGAGACAGGTAAGTGGGATCTGTTATCTAGACTTTGTTATAAATATAGTTGGATTGATTTAACTGCAGGAGAAGCTGATCATGATTAGAACGATACCTGATACAATAGATCTTATAAAGAGAAAGTATAAAAGATTTGTAGACGTACCTTTATCTTGGATGGAATCTATTGGAAGTAAAATGAATGGATTTGCATGGCGTAAAAGATGGGCTAACCGAGAAAAAGGAACGGGCTATGCAAGAAAAAGATAGATCTTATCTTGCAGGTTTATTTGATGCTGATGGTTGTGCCTCAAATTATATGCAAAGATATAAAAAAAGTAATAAAACTACACGAGTTCATTCGTGCGAGATTGCTATGACAAATAAAGAAGTTATACATTGGGTAAAAAATTTTGTAGGTTTTGGTAATATACATTACAAAGCAAAAGTTGGTGGTATGGGTAAAAAACCTCAATGGAGATACCGAGCGAGCCATAAACTTGCTTTAAAATTTGCTAACATAATTATGCCATATAGTATTGTTAAGAGAGATAAATTAAAAGAAATTATAAAACATTATGCTTAAACTCATTAAAAGAATTTTAAGATTAAAAAGTATTGACCGAGATAGGGGTACATATTCTGCCACTGGCGATTCACTGGACCTTAGCGATGAAGGCATTTCAAAGCCTGAGCAACGACTCTCGGCGTCAGATGGGGAGAGTGCCAGACGTGGTGTCCCCGCTGACGAAATGAA